TTCTGGACTTTCAAAGCCTTTAACTCCCAGGCGACTGAGGATCTCAGGATGATTTGCCCCGGTTTCGGTTTGCCCTGGTTGCGGCTGGTACGCGGCCGCGGTTATCTTTTCCGGCTCTTCAGCCGGCTCTTCAGTCACGTCATACACCTTTGCCCCTGGTTGCGTTGCCATCGGCTGAGCCTGCTTTACGTATTCATCAGGGAGGATAAAATGGGGACCACCGGTACCAGTTGCGCGAGCGGCGCCTCGCGCCTTGTTGGCAACGTCCTGAGGCACATCGACGTAAGTAACTTTCCCAAACTGCGCGGCGTATTCGGGATTCTCCGTGAACCAGCCCCCGCCAGCGCCAGCGCCTTCCGTCGCGCCTTCCCCGTGGTACAGGCGCGTCATTCCAGGCTTGGGATCGAGTGTGGCAGACTGTTCCGCAACCTTGGCGTCATAGTGCCGGACAGCTTCAGAGAAGAACTGAGCCCTGACCATGAGCGGGCCAGCTTCATTCATCTTAGCTGGATCCTTGGTATCGATCGCTTCGTCTCGCGCTGCCTCGCCTGCCTTAACCGCCTCCGCGGCGAGCTTTCTCAGTTCTGCGGCTTCTGCCGGTGTGGCATTCCTGCCGATCTCAAAGTTGATCTTATTGAACGCTGCGCCTTGGCGGAAAAACTCAGTCCCACTCATGCCGGCGATCTTACGCGCCGTCTCCATGGTCGCGGGTAACTGCGTTGGAACCTGCTCCGTGCTGGTCGGCGTGGGCACAGTTTTTACAGCGCCCTCGCCAGCCGGCGCGGGGGGCGGCGCAGGCTTGGGCACAGTTTGTGCAGGCGGTTCAGCCGATGGCAGAGGCTCTTGAGTGGGGCCAGCTTGCCTTTCGGCAGCCGCGTCAATTTCCTGCGCGTGCTCCATCGCGGCGCGATCTTCCGGCGTGCGCGTGACGGGCTCTGTTTGCTCCCATTTTGGAGGAGCAGCCGGAGGCTCTGGCTGAGGTTGTGCACCCCAAGCAGCATCACGGAGATCTGCAGCCTCCTCGTTTTTCAAGCGCCGCTCAGGGAATAGCGCTTGAATCTGCTTTCGAGTCCTGGCATTGGCCTTTCGAATGGTCGCAAGTGCCGTCTCATACGGCTCCGCGGCCGTGCCAGGAACCTCCGGCCGCAAGAACTTAGCATGCCCAGGTATAGGAGGCCCTACCAGTTCGGCGGCTCTCGCCATTGGAGGGCGCACTCCCTCTGGAATTTGCAACATGGAGCCCATCGCCGGAGGGCCCACAATCCGCGGAGCCTCCAGCACCGGTCGCTCATACCCTGCCTTGGCTCCAAGCACGATCGGGATCAGCAAATTGTTTATCGATTGGCGCTTCTGATCGAGGGGCACCTCGCTCGATGCGATTTTCTTCACATCCTCGTAAATGCCAGGGGCCATGCTGAAGAGCAGCGCCATGCCAGCGAGCTTGCTCGCGCCACCGGTGGCAAGGATCCCGATATTATCCGGACTGCTGAGCCCTGAGAGCAGTTGCGCGCCTTCGCTCCCTTCCGGCTGCAGTTGCGTGCCGCGAATTGGGATTAGCCCTCGCGGGCCCTGCAGGGGATCCCGCGCTGCCTCCTCCGCTCTGGTCATTTGCCGGATCTCATTCCCGCCGATAACAAACGGGGGCGGCTGTTTCATGTTCTCAGGCAGGTACGTCTCCGGATTGAGCACGTCTCGCACCGTGCGCCCTGCGGCTGCCAGGAATCGCCCGGGCACGGAGGTAATCGAGCGAACAAGCTCAGAGCCTGCCGCCTTATCTTCCGCAGTGGGCTCCGCTAACGGTTGAGGCACAGGGAAGAAAGAACCGGGAGCAACCACACCCATCTGAGCTTCCCTCGCTCGCTTGGCGCGTTCCTGGCCCATCTCCGATCCGGCGACTACGGCGGGATTGGTCAGGATATCGAGCGGCCGGTAAACGGCTTGAATGGTCTGGTTTATGCCAGCGCGTACCCGTTGGGGACGCAGCGGTGCAGGGGATTCTACGTAATGCGTGGTGTCACCCCATGACGGAGTATCATTATCAGCAGCGATCTCTTGAGAATTTTCCCAGGTCGGAAGAGCTTCATCTTGTATCGACATAGCGCAGGAATTGCTTTGTTGCAGAGTCAAAGACAGCCTTTCGGCCGCTCTTCGTCAAGCGAACAACCTCATTTCCTCCGCCTACAGGAGTCGCGGCCGGAGCAGTTGGCGCCGTAGTATTCGGGCGCATAGCGTCTGCCTCGCGCTGCGCTGCCTCGATCCGTTTCTGGATCTCCGCACGCCCTTTTCCGGCTGGCTCGAGCTCAAGATCGCCCTCAAGCTTTTCAATCTGTTTGAGCTTCAACTCAAAAGCTTTGAGCGCAAAAGGGTCTGTGCGCGGAGGGCGTACCGGCGCTGGAGTCAAAGCCGCAGCCGATCCGCCTCCTGGCGGGACTTGGTAAAGCTGCCCCCCGGCACTGCGAACCATGGGCGCAGGCTGGCGGGTAGCGCGAACCATGGCAGCCGCATTCCCCAGGTTGGAAGATTTTGGCGCGGTAAACATCATCGGCGCCCAGCGTGAGAGCGCCTCGCTGGCGCCCTTGCCACCCTCGAGATCCTTTTGATACCCGCGGATCGCCTGAAACTTGAGCGCGGCTGAAAGCGCCTGTTCTGCATCAGCCAAGGGTTGCCCCTGGAGCTCATAGTTCATCTTGCGCCAAAAATCGGCGCTGGCCTGCTGATCGGGGGAATAGACAGGACCAGCGCTGCCCGGGGCAATAGGAGAAGGGGTAGCCGCTCGCGCTATGACGGGCGCGGGGGGATTTGCGGCCGCAGGCACAGGAACCGGCGGCGGCATTACCGTCGAAGGCTCTCTCTCATCTTGACCCTCCTCCGGAGAATAATCCGGCAAATCCATTTCAGTTTCCTCCATGGTTTAGCCTCCGATATCGACGGGGGGCGCATCGCTGCCAATGAACCCACCGGAAACAAAATCGTTGCCAGGGAGACTGCCGTAACCGTCGCCGGTAGCAGTATCGGACGGTGCAAAAAAATCGCCTTCTAGATCCGGCTGGTACCCTTGCGCGGTCCCGGCGTAATAAGTGCCAGTGCCGGAGCCGGTCTGGTTGGCATATCCAGGCTGCCACCAAGAATTAATCCCGTAAGGCTCAGTTGGAATCGTGAGGCCGAGTTGGGTGTTAGCGTTGGGAGAGTAAGCCACATACTCACCCCCAAAGCCTTCCATTGACGGATGAAAGCTTGTGCTCGTTGGACGCGATCCGGGGCCGGAAGCTCCGGCGTACCTCGAGGCTGCAGCGTCGGCGGCTGTCGCGATTCTTGCGCGCTCAAGGGCAATCCGCTGTTGCTCTAACCGCGTTCGATCCTCCGCTTCCTGCGCCTGCAAGCGCAAGTTTCCTTGCTGGTAGGGCGTCATTAGCTGAGTAGTCGGGTCGAATAGTGGCGCGGCGGGGTTTCGTCCATAGGCGGACGTCAAATCGGTTTGCCCTTGGCGCTGCATCCCCAAGCTCGTTAACCCCAAAGCCTGCAGGTAAGCCGCCATGGTGTTAGGCCCTCCCGGGCCTTGGCCGGTTGAGGCTCCGCGCTCCGCGGCTTGCTGGCCTAACAGGCGGATCACATCAGCCGGCACTTGGCCGCGCAGTTCCTGTCCGATGTTCTGCGAGCTCTGAGTCTCGAGCCCTTGAGCCCCGGGGATCCTGGCACGCAACGCCTGTTGCTGGCCCTGGCGATTAAGCTGGTTGACGTACTGTGTTACAGCGCTCACTCCGGCTGGAGTCGACACATCGAAGGCGGACCTGGGAACGCTGTAATTTACGTTCGGGGATGAATATCCACCCCCGCCGAAATCAGAACTTTGGAAACCTATTGGCATGGCGCTTTAGATTGGTTGCGGCCGCAGTCTATCGCTTCCAAAGAGGGAGATTCGCACGGCAGGCGTTATCTTCCCTTGGTAGTGATCGAGTTGGCCGTTAAGAATCGAGAGCGCTTTATCGTGGTGTTTCTTCTCGAGGGCCGGAGCTTGGCTGGCATCCATCCGAGAATAACGGATGCTCTGGCATTCTTCGATCAGAGCCGGGATGCTCTGAATCAAAAGGGGATCCTGATCGTTTTGGACCGGGGCGAAATCAAGCCGGCAAAAGGCGGAAACCTGTACCGCTCCGGCCGGAGTGTTGCAGCAACTCTGCGGCAAACCATCCAATAGGTACCGGCGATAACTGGCTGTCGTCTCTCCCGGCTGCATCGTGCTCAGCAGCGTTTGATTGCCGCTCGAGTCGACGGTAAAGAATTGCACCTCGCCCAGCGTTACCTCCTTCGTAAAGGACGTTGGGGTGATCAGGTTCAAGGAGTCAGCAAATGGACCAGCTAAATAGACTGTCTCGCCAGGGGTGGACGTTTGGGTGAGTGGGTCCACCCCGTAAATCGGCATCCCGTTTTGATCAGTGCCTCCGATGACCACCCTCCGCCCAGCATCGGCCGCATTGGTGAAGTAAAGCCGGATCACTCGGGGCACGGATGGTAGGGGGTTGAGGCAGGGAACCGGATCCCGCTCGAAAGCTTGAGTACTCCCCAGGCAGCCGATGTGACAATGGGCTCCGCACCCTCGAGGATGCAAGCCGGTACCAAACTCGAGGTACTCCCAAAGCTGGTTACGCATCGCGATCGGGCGATTGCAAATGTCAAAGGCTACTGGCCGCGCCACTTCTCGAGGCGTGATGATGTAGGCGGCGCCATTGGACGGGATCACGGTAAAGGACATAACCGCTGAGCCTCCCCACCATCCTTCATCCGGCGTCAAGGGATCCATGATCAGCTTTTCTTGAGCCTCATTGACGTAAGCGAACACCCGGGAGACGTCCGCCGCACAGAGCCCGATGATGCCAGGAAGGGAACTATTCCTGGCGAGTCCTGCGGTTGGGCGGGTCGGCATATTGGTTGTATTACTCCCGTTTCAATGGTTTTGGCAACTAAAACTCAGTTATACACAGTGAGGAAAGCTCCAAAGGAGACGAATAAACGATCTCCGCCAACTCCCAAGGGATCAAATCCTGTAGTGACCGCCAGCGAGCAGAGGAGTGTATTGGTGTCAGGGTCAAAGAAATAAATGCGGTTGGCGGTCGGAGCGGCGATCAGGGCTTTGTTTGTCCAATAGGCGATCCGGCGTGAAATTGTGCTCAAGTTTCCAAGGCTAACGCTCGTTTCAACCGTGTCAGTCGCCGGATCGTAAACGTAAATTGCACAATCTCCGGTGAAAGAGTCTCGGGTGTAAATATACAGGCGGCTCTTGTCTGGATTCCAAACGAGTGCGCCAGGGAGATAATTCCCAAGCGAAACCGATGAGGTTAGCGCGTGCGTGGTGGCGTCATACCCGCGGATCGTGCCTGCTCCTCCGTTAGTTTGGCAGCCCACATACAACCGATTGTTGTCAGGGCAATACTCAATGTCATTGGCTACCTCATTGCCAGCGCCAGGGACAACGGTGCAAATGAACCGCGTAAAGAGGTTGGTGTGCGGATTGAGGATCAAGGCATCAGTAAAAGCGTTTGTGCCTCCGGCGTTGTCGCCAAGCATGATCACCCGATCCAGATTCGGACTATATCTGAGCGCGTAATAACCGTGAACATCGCCAAGCGGACCATCGCTGATCGTTGTGCCCAAAGCATCCGCGGCGGTGTTAATAATCTGAAGATAGCGCGTGCCGGTGAAGAAATCATCGATTTCGACAAAGAGCTTATCTGTACCCGCGGCATAGGCTGAGCTCCCGATGGCCGTAAAGCCAGGATTGGGCAGGCTGAAACTGGCGTACTGAGTCTGAGTGTCGGCATCGTAAACGCGAAATTCGTCAAACGGAGCGCCAACTTTCACATAGACCTTGTTAGGGTGCGCGATCATCCCAGTCAGTCCGCAATAGGCAGCCATTCCGGAATTATTTGCGCCAAGGTTCACCTGCAGAAGTTGCGTGGGGCAGACTGCGTTATTGTCAGTCACCAGCGACGCCACTAACTGGCAACGTGCGCCGCCTGTAGTCGCATCGTGAATCTCCAAAACAAAGCTGCTGGTACCCGCCGTTGTCGGAGTGCCCGAAATAAGGCCAGTCGCGCTCAAAGTCAGTCCTGCAGGCAACGCTCCGGCTGCCACGCTGAACACATACGGAGGGGTCCCGCCACTGGCGGCAAGCTGGAAACTGTAAGCCGTCCCCTTTTTGGGATTGGTCGCCGATCCGAAATTGGTAATTCCCAGGATCGCCACCGTGTAAGTCCTGGCTGTCTGCGCTCCGGAAGCGTTGCGCGCTCTCACCCGAAAAGTGTAATTGCCTGCCGCAGTCGGCGTTCCGGAGAGCAGGGCGCTCGTTGAATCGAATTGTGTCAGGGCAAGCCCAGGCGGAAGCGTGCCGCCGATCAGCGAGAAAACAAACGGGCCTGTGCCTCGAGTAACCGCGATGAGCTCCGCATACGCGACGTTGAGGCAGCCTTGCGAAAGGTTCGAAAGGCAGATCATCTGCGAGTTTGCCAGGGCGCACGCGTAGGCCCTCGCGACCTGGTCGGAGAGGCTTTGAGAAGTGGTCGTGAACCATCCGGCCGGAACCGTGAAGCTGAAAGGGGAACCATCGGCGCATACCGCTGAGCAGGTCTGCGCCGCGTTCGAAAACAGCGCCGGGACTACTCCATCCCCGCCCTCGTTGCTGCGGCCGCAGAGGTAAGCTTGCCGCTGCGCGCAGGTGTTCGCCTCCGCCTGTGAGGACAGCGAAACGCAAATCGATTCGCATCCTTCCGCCCAATAAATCGGCAGATCGCCGGTATCGCGTCCGCCAAGGTCCGGTGGCAGGGGGAAGTTTGGATTCCAGATAACCCAGGCAAAGGCGCGGAAATCAAATAGGTCCGGAGCTTCAGATGAGAAATTTGAAAATGGGGTGTCTATTCCTTCGCAGGTGATCCGGTTGGTGCAAGAGATGATCGGCATAGCGTTACGGGCAATTTAACCCGTTGTAGAGCGCTTTCTCTTTCGGCTCTGCATACAGCACAAACCCGCGGATTCGGCACCAGCCTTTGATGGTGAGCCTCATTTGATGCTGATACGCGATCGTCGTCGGGCGATTCTGGCCGGGAGCGCAGACGGGCGCTGGCTTGGGCAGTTCCACTGTCCACTTGTAACCCTCCCGGTAGTTTGGAGGTGGATAGCAATTCGGGTTGCTCGCATCTTCCTCACAATTTCGCGCCGCGCAAAGCGTAGTAATGAACCAAGGATGCCAGCACGGATCAGCATCCGGCCGGTAATCGATCGTGATCTGGACCGTGCCAAAAATCTTGTCATACCAGATCTCTCCGCCGCAGAGCTCTTTGAGCTCAAATTCCTTACCCCAGGTAAACGCTGGCGTTTCCACAACCCACGAAACCCGATGCGCATCGTTGCCGATTACAGGAGTAAAATCAGTGCGGGAAGAGGTAGTGAGCTCCCAAACTTGGATGGACTGATCAACCCTCGAAACGTTCACGGAAAACCCGCGCTCAAGCCCGCCGAAATCGCCAGCGAATATCTGAAGGTGATCAAGCCCGTCCCAAACTCCATCCCAGGCCGGCTGATCGTTCTCATTGGCCTGAAGTGAAGAGATTATGTCGTAATCCAGGGCAGCAATGCACTTATGGACCACACCTCGAGGGCTTTGCTCAGGGAGGATTAGCTGCAGCATCCGGTTATCGAAATAGATGCCACTGGAAAACCGCATGAGCGCTCGATTGGTCGCCTGCAATGCCCTCTGGATATTGTTGGAGGTGCTCTTGTTTCCCCACTGCTTAAAGTAGCGGATCGCCAGGAAGAACGAGCGGATCGCCGGATCGAGTGACTGATAAAACAAGTCCCCGTTAACGTGTGTGATCCCGCGATCGCTCACGGCGCCGTTGTTATACTGCGCAACTGTCTGCAGGGGCTGATTTGCGGACGTCGCGGCGATCCAGTCCGCTCGAGTGGTAGGCACAGAGAGCGCATAAACCTGCTTGCGCGTGAAGACGAAGAGGGGGCCCTGGCCTAAAGTGGTATCGAGGTTCGCCGAATAGGCCAGAGCGCGAATAGTCCCGGCCGTAGTCGGCACCCGAAAGCCGTCACCCCCGCTGGCCAAGGGGTTCTCTGTAACGTGCAAAATCGAATCGAGACGATTGTAAGCCGGCGTGCCTGAGGGCCCGTCGACGATATCCCCGGCTGCGTAAACCCTGCCTTGCGCGTACCAGATCCGTTGCGCGTAATAAACCATCATGAACGCGGCCGGAAGCTCGTTGTTTGGGTTGCCTGCGGCAATGATGCCATTGCTCCGCCGCAGCCCGACGCCATCGTAGAAAATCGGGAGGGTTACACCATCCCCAGCTTGGATTACGAGGAACTGCTCACCTTGGCAGAAGAAGGCTTGATCGACGGTCGCGGGGTGCACTTGACCGTAAGTGGCTGAGAGATCTGTAACGGTGAACGGTGCCTCCAGGAGGACTTTGTAAACCCGTCCGGAGATGAGCAGGATTAGCCATGGGTTTTGATTGATCGGATCATACATCCAACCGCCCTGATAAAGCCCCGTCGCCGTCACTCGCTGGACAGCTTGAACTATCCCGGTCCGCTGCAGGATTGTGCCGTCCCGCACGCTGCCATTGATCAGCCAAGCGAGTTGATCGCGCCGCAACCCGTGAGGGATCACCTCTGATCGAATCGTGGTAACGAGGCTCGAGTCAACTCCGGCGCTGAAATCAAATGAACCATCCGTAAGGACGGTAGTTTTTGCCATGCGTCATTATGGTTGCCGGGAAGCAATTAGGCGGCAGGAGGCGGCGGATCTTGCTGGTAACGGGGATCGTTTTCTTTTGCCGCCAGCGCTGCAGTAAAAGCGGCATCCTGCTCCGGAGTCCATTCCCCTGATTGTCTCAGGTTGGTGCGTAGAGCCTCGAGCCATGCAATAAACTCAGTGACTCCGGTTGTCACCAACGGGAGCACTTGGAGTCCAATTTGGATTAAGCCTGCAGCTTCCATAAACAATTAGCGGTTAGGAGTTGAAACGATGTTAGACCATGAGTTGCCCTGCAGTACCAAGAGCCTCAGTTCAGAGCTTATCTGATAGAGCAGGTTGGAGTTGCCGGCGCTCCGGTTGTCTTTGTACTGAACCTTGAGATCTTGCACGTTGCGCTCAATCGCCAGGATTCGAGGGGAGTTGTGCGTTGGAGATACCGGGATCGGTGTGCGGAGGTACTCGCAGAAATTGTGAAAGGCGGGTGCGTTGGTGCGCCAGAAACCGCGATCGGCGTTATCCACTCCCAGGAGGAAATCAAAGGTAGCATCAGCCTGCTTTTGAACCTGCTCAGTCCGCACAACAAAGGGATCAGCATTGGGATCGAGCGTGGCGCAGCCAGGGATCAAAGGGGTGGCGAGAATGGCAACGATTGCCAGGAGCGCGATCGCGTAACTTGCATTTTTGAGTGTTCTCATGGTTTTTTCGTTTCTGCCGGAGTCTGCGCCGTGATTGTCGTTTGCCGCAAGGAAAATTCCCGGGTGTCGCCAGTGTCCAAAGCCATCGGGAGCCTCCCGCGAGCCGCGTTAGCGACTGCTTTGGAGCAGTAAGCCAGCATCGTGCTTGTCCAATTTTTGGCAATCGCTGCTATCAAAAGCGCCTTGCTCGTAGTGTCCAATTGCCCCCAACTCACATTCAGAAACCCGATTATGAACGCATCGAGGAGGGAGTTGGCGGAGAAAAGGCAGCCGTAAAGTATCGCGATCCGGTAAGCGATGATCCCCGCTGAGGTTGCTCTCATCAAGTCTTTCATTCACGGTTTTCCATGCAGCGATCCCCATATCGATCAGCCATAGGGCAACCGCACCTATCAGGAGCGCGGCTGCTGCTGGGCTCATGGCGGATCCTTCAACTTCACTGCGTCTGTTAAACGGGCAACAGAAATAGTTAGGCGATCGATCTTGGCGCTGATTACCGCGTTATCTGCGTCCCGGCGAGCAATTTCCGCATCCCGGCGCGCAAGGTCATTATGATAGACGTCTATCGAAACGTACCCGCGGCGCATCTCATCTCGAGTTTCCAGCCGTTGGTTTTGAAGAACGAGATATCCGCAAGGAAAGCCGACCAGTGTCAGCAATGACAGAAAGAATGTTGCCCATTCCCGTGCCTCCCTTGTGCGCTCAGTAATCATGGGCGCGAGAGTAAGGGAGGCTTAAGGCAATAGCATGAATAAAAAGGCGAGCCCGATGGCTCCCAAACGGAGCCAGAAGGTCAGCGCCCTCATTTCGTTGCGCCACTGGTTCATTTGTAACTGTCGCCCTCATTCTGATTTTGTCCCTATCGGGTATTGACCTTATACAAATCCGTAGACGGCGCTAAAATTCACGGCAAATGATTTCAGATAAATCCGCCCCCTAAGGCTGTCCGGTAAGCCTGCAGCGCGGCGTAGAGTGCGGCATCATCTGCGGCGCTTAAGCCGGTACTAAGCCCAACGATGGAGAGCCGCTTTAACGTCGGCTGGACCATCCCTCCGCCGTTGTTATTGGCTCCAAACGCGAATACGGCTTGCGTCGGTTCGATGGCTCCGGCCATGGCTCCGGCGTTGCTGGCAATTGCGGCGTGAGCCGTGCTCGAGTTGGCGAAATACAAAGCAATCGCGTTGGCAGCCGTGCGCTGCAAAGAATAGAACCCAGGCGCGGGGATCGGTGTCGCGGGGGTCAGGTAATCGTTGCCGTCGTAGCGCCAGATACCGCCATCGCACAGCGTGGCATTGTAGTGGCTCAGCAGGCCAAAGAACGAATGGAAGGCACCCCCATAAACCGCAATGTCATGCTGGACACCTGCAGAACTGTCAGTGTGCGAATAGATGAACAGGCCCGCGCTGTTGCTGGTCATGGCTGGCGAATCGCCGACCATTCCAGCGGCTGAGGGTATGATCCCGGTAGCGAGGTATTTAGTCGCCGCGCCCAGCAACCCGTTCACGGTCAAATCCGCCAGGACAAAGTTGTTATTGGTCCATGAGGCGTTACCAGCGCCTTGATAGATGATCGGCGTAATCGCTGCAATCAGGCTGTCATTTGGCAATCCTACCAAGGCCACGATCTGAGGCAGGAGTCCGGCGCTCCAAAGACTTGTGGCAAGATTATGCAGCGCGAGCTTGCTGGCCGTGCCAGGGGCGGCTCCGCCTGCCGCGACTACCCGCCTACTCCAATCGTCTGCGTAGGAAGCGCCGATGTCTCCGTACCCGCCTCCGTAGGAGGTTCGCAGTGTGTTGATCGCGTTGAAAAATGCCTGTGACTCTGCCGCTGTGAGAGAGTCGTGCATCGCCGCAAAACTCAGCCCGTTCTTGCTGTAGTAAGGGATAGCGCCACCAAGAGAATCAGCAACGGCGCCAAAATAGAGGGGTGCTGCGCGGATGCCTAAAACCTGATTATTGGTGTTCGTGCCGATCGACGCGTGAGGGACATCATTGTTCGCGTAATAGAGGTTTGCCAGCGTCGCGGACGTCCGGTTCCAGCTTAGATACCCAGCGTAAAGGTATGCGGCACCGGTATTTGTCACAAGTCCGGTAGAAAAGGAGGATCCGGCCGAGTGACCAACTGAGCCCACCTGCGTCTGAGCCGCGGCAATAAACATGTAGCTTTGATCTCCCGAATTGAGGTAGCCCATGTCATACCGCAACCCGTTATTCGGGTTGATCATCGTCGCAACGATGGTCAGGCCGGCATTTGCGAAACCGAAAACCGTTCCAACAATACCAGTGTTGAGCGCTTTGGTGCCGTCACACTTGAGTCCCCCAAGGGAGAGATCCGCCGCTACGAAATTGGATGCGCCGACATCCACCCAGGGATCCAATCCAGGCCCAACAAAGAGGGGTGTCTTGGAAGCAATTAGGTTGCTGGGGGCAATCGTATTGATGCAAAGCATCTTGGACCAAATGTTTGCCGAGATCAGGGCGTCGACGAAAACCTGATTGGCCACAATGACCGGAGTGCCAGGGACCGCTCCGCCGTTGTGCACTACGCGCTGAGCCCAGGTTGCAGCGATGACTCCGCCTTGAGTCGTATAACCTACCGCTGGCGCCGGACCGGTGCCGTTAACTACGGTCCATGTTCCACATGGAACAAAATCGGGGGCGGTAACTTGATACAGGACTACTCCGTTATGAAGGATTTGGGCATTCATGCCCCCGTTAACCTTGAGGATGTACCCGTTACCCGCGTTGTTTGTGTAGGTGATCCCGTTGACACTCGAATACCCCCCATTTGCCTCATTGTCCCCGGCGCCTAACACTGAAATATAGAAAGTGGGGGTGCCGCACGAAACGCCCGGAGGGGTGAGCCTGCCAGCCGTGCCCCGGCAGAGCAGGTAAAGGTAAATCTCCTCGAGTCGGCCCATTCCCAGGCACATCAAACAGGCGGATCCGGAGGTGATCGCGTTAAGCGAGAGCCCTCCCTGGATATTGTTAAGCAGGAAGATTTCTACTTCATCGCGAATCGGACACAGCGATTTGTAAGGCCCGATCTGGCGTGTGGCTAACTGGGGATTGGTTTGGCCGGCTGCAGTCGCGTAAAGGAATGTTTCAACATCCAATCGCGTGCTTGGGGGGATGCACTGCCAGCAAGCAGCTAGAGCCTGCAGCGCGGCCGGATTGGTCGCCAGGGAGTTTATGCTCGCCAAAAGAAAGACCTTGGCAGCCAGCGCCTGCTTTTTATTGAGGGGACGAAAAAGCGCGGCACCTTCAGAGAGTTGCCGCGCCGTGAAAGAGCCGCCCAGGGTGTTTAACAGGTAGAGATTGAGTGCGCCCTTCGCATCCGGAGGGATGCAATGGAAGCACGTCGACTCTCGAGGCAAAGCCTGAGGCGAGCAGGTAGCCATGGGCTAACCTTAGCTGATGGTGCGCCGGCTGAGTTGGCAGAGCAGATACACCTCTGCCGCTCGAGCCCATTTCTGTTCTCCGCAAGGGACGCAGGAGATCAAAGCGCGCTGCCCCTGGATAGTCGCCGGGATGGAAGCTCCTGCCACTTCGGCCGCATTCTTCCAAAGAGCCACCTCCATTGATCCCAGGGTGAAATCAGGCTCACAGCCCAGGCAGGCAACGGTACGCTTGAGGACATTGATGTTTGTCAGGTCTGTGCCAGTGACCTTTTTATACAGTTCCGCCATGAACCTCACTTTTAACGCCTGCTTTTCAGTGGCGCTCAGACAGTCGTAGCACTTTGCGGCCGTCTGGAGTGTGCTCAGGTAACAGTTTGCAAGACTCATATTTGTTCTTGGGTTTTTCGGATTAACTCAGTACTGCGCGCCGCCTGCCGAATCGTGCGCCGCGCTCATTTGATCGATCTCTTCATCCGGAGAATGCTCTTCTTTGGGCGACTCCTCCTCTTTGGGGGCGTACATCACCTTGCAGGTTTCGCCGTAAACCTCGAGGACTTTCACAACGCGCTCATCCCCAGGCGCTACTTTGTCCTCCGGTCCGGATTGAAGCACTTTGGTTTTGAGAATATCCGTGTCGGCATTCTCTTCCTGCTCCTTTTCGTCGATGGTTTCGGGGCTCTTGCCTTTGCCTCCGGAGGCAGCGTCCTCGCCATACAGCGAGTCCATGTCCCCCTCATCCGGCATCATTTCTTTTGGCATATCGATTTATCTTTCAGAGGAGGCGGCTCCCCCACTTCCCGAGTAAGGGGAGCCGCACCACTCCAACCCGAATTTCCCCCCTGAGAGGCGCGCTCTTATCGCCACCAGGGGGAAAGCGTTTAGTCGATCGTCCAGGGGATGTTCACGCTGGTACAAACCGCGCCGGTGAGGGTGATCGTGGTCGCGGTGGCAACGGCCCAGGTGCCCATCGCTGAGAGATTCGTATTCAGCGAAGCAACCAGGGTTGCAAGAGTTGTGACGCCGCTAATGCGCGGATTGAAGATGTTCAACCCGTTACACAGGATCGAGTCCTGCGGAATGTCGTAGTCACCAGAGCCGCTCAAAGCCGGGGTAAACGTGAGCGTGGTATTGCTCGAAGGGCACGGAGCGTTGGCGCTCGAGTAGCTCTGAGCCGGATAGCCCGGGTTGCTGGCGCAGTTCGGCACGTCCACAACGCAAGCAGGCTCGCGCAGGTGGAAGAACACTTCCGCCAGTTCGGGGTATTCCGCCTGAGTCGCAAAGGACCAGTCAGCGATGAATTTACCCTTGTTGCGTCGGGCGTTGTCAACGGCGATGGGGTTTCCGTTTACGTCCGTGCCGCAAGTGAGGTTATCCATCACGAATTGCCACTTGCCGGCAAAGTCGCGCATCGCGAAAGGCATCTCCGGATTAATCGCGGTGGTATCGCGAACCATCGAAGTCATCGCCTTGCGGTGCCAGATGAAATCCGCCTGTATGTAGGCGTTATCGTAGTCGCTATTGACCACTTCTTTAATGCCCTCAGTCGCCGCCACGTTGGTATACGGATAAACGATCTGCAGCACGGCGCTGCCGTCCGCGTTCTGCGCGTAGAGGTTGAACCGGAGCGAAGTCCAATCGGCTCGCAAGCCGTAATTGCCCAGCTTCCCGACCCAGCCGTACTTATGGTACTTCTCCGCGTCAACAAAGTCGGTAAAGCGCCAATGGTCAGTGAGCTCAGGGTTGCCCTCAACCATGTTCCAGACTTCATCCATGTCCGTTACAAACTCGAGCATGGGTTGCACGGAGCGATTGATGTCCTCAGAGAGGGCGCCCTCGCGGATCTGTGGCTGGACGCGCCGCTGCAGGTGGCGAGCGGTGATCTTGCTGGTCGGCAGCGTTGAGATCGTAAGGAACGTCATCGTGGTGTCCCAGGTCGCAGTAATCGGTACCAGCGTGTTGTTTGCCGTCGCCCATTTGTATTTGGCGATCCGAATGGCTTCAGTCCGGAACCGATGCGAGGTGATCAGCGAGGAGGCGCGCCGGTTCACTCGAATGACGTGCGCAAACTGCTGCTTGGCGCGATCGGCCGAAAGGATCTGATCGAAACAGAACAGATCGGTTTCGTATGATTTGCGCTGCAGCTTGTAGCTGTCCCGGGTGAAACCCAAGCCGATCTTGGTGCTCGAGGGATCGCAGGGCTGGCCTACGCAGCTTGCGGCAGTGACGTCCTCCCAGGCTCCGCGCAGATCAGGAAAGACATTCTCGAAACGATCGAAAGTGTGTTCGACGCCATCTTCCGCGGCAAACCGGCCGATTGAAACATGCCCAATCCAAGTGTCGATCGGGTGCATGGAAAGAATGATATTATCGTCAAGGTGTTCGGACTTCCGGCTCAGGTAATCCGTGAACTGTTTGCAACTGAGTGCCATAAAACTAAAATTTTGATCGGACGTTAAAGGTTAACGGACGTTTGCTTAACTCTCCGTCCTATCAGGCGGGTGACTCCCGGTGGGAGCTTAGCGGCTGCGTTTTTAGAGTCCTGAGTCGCGCCGGACTTGGATCGGTCGATCCTGGCATCACTTTTTTATGCACCTAGAGCCCCGGTGCTTGGCTGGCTTTTAACTCCTCAAAATCTTGGTGTCAACAGAAATTCGATATTCTGAGAGCGCTGCCTTTAGGATTTCGATCTCCTTTTCCTGATCTGAGCAGCGCTTTCGGTACATCTCGATCGCCTCCCTCATGTTTCGGGTGCCTCCCAGCCCTTCAGCTTTTTCGAAAACCTGACCCTTTGAATATCGCCACGCAATTACGGCCAATTTGAACGCCTGCCACTCTTGAAGCCCCTGCTTCTCATTTCTGGTTTTGCACTCCGGCCGGACAATATGAATAAAGTCGTGGCACTCCCGGCAGAGGACAATAAGATGCTTTTCAGTAGTCCTCCATATATTCGGCGGGTACCAGACGTGATGAGCATCGTTGAAAACAGACTCATGGCCGCAGATTTGGCACTTTGCCTTTTCCCTCGCCAGCGCTGCGATCCTTACGGTTTGCCACTGTTCGGATTTAAGATATCCGAAACGGTACGCGTGCTTTGTTTCAATGCTCATTTTTCTTCAACTACTGCCAGGACGTCACTAACGGAGCAGAGCCGGAGCCGCTCCCCGATCGAGTGGGTGAGCTTGGTGCCGGCGTAGAAGGACACCAAAACTTTGGCGCCAGGAGGGAAATCAGGGAGGATGGCAAAACCATTTTTGGCCTTTTTCCACGGGCCAACAGCGATCACGATCGCTTCGCACGGCCGCTCTTTATCTCCCCTGCTTCGATCGTGCGCTATATGGGCCCGCGCAATTCACTGATCGCGGGTAGCAATACTCTCGAAGCTCAGAGGGGGTCAAGAGCTATTTTTCTTGCAGTTCTGTTTGTGGGGATATAAACATGCGTCCGTAATCCGATTGTACCCGGATGAAAGAAACCTCAAAATTTGGCACCTGTTTGCTGTCGGCAGCGCTCCCAGCGCTGCGGTACAACACAGTGAGCAGGTGCTTTGCACTTAAGGTGCGGTAAGGTTCAATGAGTAAATCACCACAAAAGATCACGGAAATTGGCGGAGAGTCCCCAACTAACGGAGCAGAGGAAATCCTGTCACTGCAAAAGCCCTATCGGGTTTTGGTCGAAATTGAAGGCACGTGCCCTCTGCTCTTCCATCGTTGGAATAACGAGTCTGTTGCCGCAAAAGCTAAAGCCAAAAAAGGCAGCGCGGAGAAGAAAACCGATGATATCGAGAGTTTCCTCTGGAGAAATGAAAAGGGGCACATCTGTATTCCTGGCGAGTACCTCAGGCAAACCGTGATCCACGCAGCGAAGTACGAGCAGGATCCCCGCTCGCCTCGCAAGTCCATGATGGATCTCATGAAGGCGGCGCTTGTGAGCCTAACGGAGCTCGCAGACACAGGTTTGGCCGAGCCGGATTATTTGGATATGCGCAGGGTTGTGATCCAGAGGAACGCGATCACTCGAACCAGACCGGCGCTTAAGCCAGGATGGAAGGCGGGATTTATTTTAATGGTGAACCTGCCTGAGTACTTGGCACCTCAGAAGCTTAACGCGCTCATCCAGCAAGGCGGGAGGATTATCGGAATGGCTGATTTTCGCCCCAGCTTTGGACGGTTCAACGTGATCAAGTTTGATCTACTTGATGACTGATCTATTTCGGTGCGGCGATCAGGGGGCAGGCTGTGCGAGGTAGGTCACGGTCTGGTTGTGATAGGTGAGGCGAGATTAGGCAAGGTATGGTCGGCAGTGGTGAGCTTGTGTGAGGCAAGGTTTGGCACGGAGTGGAACGGGCCGTAAGGCCGGTTCGGTATGGTGCGGTTTGTCACGGTTCGGCTCTCCAGTGTCGGGTTAGCTCGGGTATGGTAATGACGGGTGCGGATTGAGGCTTGCTGAGATCGGGTCGGGGTGCGCTGAGGCGCGGTGGTCTGAGCCTTGGTTCTCTCGGGTATGGAACGGGCCGTAAGGCCGGCATGGCAAGGTTTGCTAAGGTAGCGTCGACAGTTGAGTGGAAGGGTTAGGCGGGTTCGGCTCTGGTGCGATATGGTTTGGTATGGTGGGCTGTGTTCCGGTCAGGCTGTGTCCGGTGTAGGTTTTGTCCGATCGGGAATGGTATGGAAGGGATCGGTTTGGCTGAGCGGGGCAGCCTATGGTTGCCAAAGGTAGTCTACGGATGGGTGCGCAGTGCCAGAGGTTAGCGGTAGTTCAGATCAATTCTGGACTATCGCCAACACTTCATCAGTTTTAACCAGTCGCAATTTCCCGCTAACGTCGAAATCAAGTTTTTGTCCTGAGTAGAAGCCGATCAAGACTTCATCCCCTGGCTTAATTTCCGGCAAGAGGCTAAGACCGTTTTTCGCCTTTTTCCATGGTCCGACACTGATAACTCTCGCCGTCGCTGGCCGCTCTTTTTCCCCTTTGGCTCTATCGAAGGAAATATCGGGTAACGCAATGCCAGATTGAGTTTCTTTAATGCGAGGCAACAGGAGTAACAGGCACTGACCGCGGAGCGGCCGGATGGTTCTTTGAGTTTCCATTGACGGGAGGGAGTAGGCCTAGTTTTCGCTGAGTTTTCTTTGGCAGCGCGCAACGCTGTTTCTCAGATTCGATGCGCTCCGCCCAAACATGAGCGGCGCTGCCGTCTTTCATGGGGCGGCGTTTAATCAGCTTGGCAAGCTGCGCGGCTGAGAGGTTTTTGTATTTCACCGCGGACCTTTGGCGGAGAGCGCGTCAATTTCCGACTCGTAATCGCCGATGCCAGGAGCGCCTGCAGCGCGGCCAGAACCAGGGCGCCCGCCGTGCGGCTCGCTGTCCTCGTATTGCTTTAAGGACTCCTCGAGTTCTTTAACTCGAGCGCTGGCTTTCTTGAGCCGGAGCGCGAGGCGATCGTGATTGGCCGCTTTGTTGTAAATGAGCGCGTGCAATCTGACTGCCTCCTCCGGCGTTTTAGGGCGCGTCTCTTCCGTTGGGGAGAACATCCGATCGGCCAGTTGCCGGCCTTTGGTGAGCAGATCGTTGCCATCTGCATCCCCTTCCTCAGGCGCAAACCAGTTTTTGTACTTCTCGGTTAGCGCTTGGTTTGTCTGTGCCCACAGCTTTCGCATTTTCTCCGATTGCTGTTGTGATTGCGTCTGCTGTTCCTTGATACGTTCGGAGGCTTTCTCTTTGGCAGTCCTGAGTGCGGAATCCTGCGCCTCCGCCAGTTCCCGAATGAGCTCGCGATGCCGGAGGATTGTCGTGGCGCCGCGGCCAAACATGGCATCGGCCTGCTTGATCGCCTCGCCTAGATTAAGCCTCGAAATGTAGAGCAGATCGTCTTCATTGGCTGGACGCATCTCGCCGTTTTCGGTTTCAACCTGCAACTGCTGGACGTCATTAAGGGCTTTATTCCAGGCTTTGAGGTAGGGCTCAGCGTAATCCTTTTGAAATTTCTCGCTCGATGAAAAGTTGACGTACTCAATCTCCTGCTCGAGCGCCTGATTGCGCTTCTCGATCGCGGTGAGCTTTTCTCGGAGCGGCGTTACCTCTTCCGGCTCCCGGCTCTCGAGCTCTTTAATGCGCGTGCGTGCCTTGGTGAGTTCGGGTTCGAGATCGTCTTTGATACGGAGTTGAGCGCGATCGAAAGCTTTGCGTAAGCCGGCATTGGTGCGCAGGTCCGGCTCATCGGCAGGTTTTGGATCGACTAGATCCGGAGCGGCCGGAGCTGTCTCTGTTTGGGTCGGATCGGTTTCGTCGGGTGCGTCCGAAGCGTCCGAAGCGTCCGGCTTGGGCTTATCCTTGGGCTTTGGCGCAGGGCGGACCACTTTGCCGACTGCATCCAAGTCCTCAAGCTCTTTGCCAACGGTATTAAGCCACTCGGTATCCGCTTCGTGCTTTTGCTGAATTACCGGTCGCCCTGGCGCATCCGGCTTAGGCGCTGGCTTGGGAGCGGGTTTAACTGGAGTTGCAGGGGCAGGAGCGGCCGCTGCAGGCTTGGGCGCTGGAGCCGCTTTGGGAGCGACTACAGCTTTAGCGGGAGCGGCCGGAGCCGCGGGAGCGTTTACAGCCATAATTTTACGATGGGGGTTTCAGATTTGGAGTGCGAAGCGTTTTCTTAGGTTCTTCGAGCAAATGAATTGTGCGGAGGATTTCGAGCACGCGGCGAGCACCTACAGTTTGGGAGTGAGTTGCCCAAAGCATGTTGGGATCCCCGGTCGCGTCCGGCGCCTGTTCCACAAAGGCGAGCAGAGCGTATTCACAAGCAGAATCGAAGCTGGCTGACTCAGCGATCCTCTGGAAAGGCTCACGGTGGGGACCGGTTCGGAAAGCTTCAAGAGCGGTTCGAGGCATATCAGTAGAATTTTACGTTTCTCGGATCTCTGAGTTTCTTGCGCGGCCTGCCAGGGCCAGCTTTCTCCGCCGTGCTGCGAAATCGGGTGCCTTTGGCCGGAGCCCATTTGCCGCCTTTCCCGATAGTCCCAGGTTTTGAAAAGGCGCCGTCTCTTTCTACGCTGGGATGATTTAAGAGCGGATAATGAGGCAGATCGGGAAGTCCTTCAGGGTTCATGTATCAATTACGGCCGCTGGCTCCGGCATTTCCTGATCGGTAAAAGCGATCCCTTCATCCTCCGCGGAGGCAATTTCAGAAAAGAGATCGGCAAGGTGCGTGATATGGAGCTCAACTGGCGCATCGGCTAGAGCCTCTTGAATTTCGTTGAGCCCGTCAAGCACGGCTGAAGGAGTGTTGGCTGCCGAAATGGCCCAGCCGATGCACTCCGGCTCCTGTTTTGGTGGCAGGTGGCAGTAGCCATCGAGGTAGCCACAGGAGTAGAGCTTTACCTTGTCCTTTACCTCCTCCGGCACCTTGATCGACTTCCAGGCGTCGCGCTGGCCGGTAAAGGAAATGATCGCGCCGCCACAAAACTTGGCGCTCATCTGCGGCTCAACAAATTCCCGGTTAGCTCCGCGCCAAATGATATCCGGAAGATTTGCGTAGAGCTCGATCTGTTCCTCGCTGGCTGGGGAAGGGAAGCGTAAGCACGGATCCAGAAAGTAAGATTTCCCGTCGGCGACTCTTACCTCGCTCGAAACAAAGTTGCAATAATCCGCCTCAGCAAGGAGCGAGGTGATCTTCTCCGATGGTTTCCAGATCTCCTCCGGCATCTTCGCTTTTTCCCGCCAAGTCGAAAAGTAGCCCTGGCCCTTTTTCTCATAGCCCAAAACAATCTTCGAAGGCCACTGCCCGGCACAGAAGTACGAATCGGCTCCGGCTTCAATCTCGGTATCAACGGGCTCTTGGACATAAAAACGGATGTTTTCTTTGAACGGACCAAACTTGATCCGGAGCAAATCTAGATAGTTGGACGTGCTCACCGGATCCCCTGATTTCCACGTCTCCATGTCGCCGCGGTACCGGCTGATCTTCACGAAGAACGGGCCCTTATTGTCCATGAGGAAAACCTCGAGCGCGCTCAGCCCGTTAACGATGTGAGTCTTGGGCATCGGAAACCCAAACTCCTGGCATACCTTCATCCATTGGCCGCGCATCCGCTCAATCCCGCCAGCGCCTTTGCTGCCCCAAACTGGAAAGCCCTGAGATTCGAGCTCAATCTGCAGCCCGCCGTCGACGCAATCAGGAAACACAAACAGATCGATCTCTTTTTTGTACGGCCAGAAATCGGACAGATATTCAACGGAGGGATGCCCGTCGCCGCGGATTGCCTGCGCGAAGGTTTCGGAGTCCTCACCATTGGGCTTGTGGTAATAGACCTTTTTGAACCCGCGAGCGAGGCGCTCTGCCACGGGCCAGAAAGTGCCCCGGTCGACCACGCACGCGGTTATGTCCGTTGTGTCTTTCATTCGTCATCATTCCAGCCCTGATCCTCCGGCAGCCCGGGCGCTTCTTCGTCTCCCTCATCTGCCCAGCCCTCAGGCATGGCTACTCCTGAAACGCTTTCATGCGGTTAGCGGTGAGATCAAGCGCATGATCGGCTGTTTTCCGGCGAATCTCCGCATTGGTCCGGCGATCCTCGCGCTGTTGATCGAGTTCGAATTGTACCTGTCGCTGTGCCGTCTTCTGCGCGTGGCTCGCCTCAGCGTTCTTGAGCTTAAGCTGGCCGCGAGCCTGCTCGAGCTTGATATCGAGCATCGCTTTGGCTGCCTCCGCCTGTTGCTGGCCGTCGCCGTTATTCTTCTGCTGAGCCTCCATCTGCTGCTGCAGGCGCTGAGTGAAGGCTTTAACATGGTTCATTTGCTCTGAGAGTTTCTCGCGATACGCACGGACGTTTTGAGCCTGCTCTTCGTCCGACTCCATGATCTTGAGGAAAGCGTCGATCGTTTTTGCCATGTTCTGCCAGCCCAGGATATCGGACGGGGATGCCATCCCGCCTGATTGGACGGCGCCTTCGACCATCTGCGTAAGATCAGCTAACCAAACCTTCACGTAATCTTCATAGACCATATCCGGCCCTGGCACAAATATGAGCCCCCGCATGAGCCGATCAGTCGCCAACATTGCGTCATGCATCGAGTTACTGATTTTGCTCTGCCCTTCAATCGGCGCCAGATCTTCTGCAACGGCTGCATCATCAAGCGCAGACTCGATCGAAATATGGTCCACCTTGCGCTGAGCATCCGGCCCGAGTTTCGGGCGGAGTTGCTGTAGGAACTGGACCTGAGCCATCTCGATTTGTTTGTTGCCGGCGCCCAGGGTGCGTTCCTCAGTGAGCTCCCAGCAATCGACATTCAAAACCTCTTCCGGAACATTCTCCTCGAGGCAGGCGCGCTGAAACTCCCTGGCCATGCGATCGGGCAGAGTCCGGATACAGGCCCGCCGGCAGATCTCGTAATCCTTTGCCTCCTCGTACTCGTAAGCGAGTTGCATCATTCCGGACACAAGCTGATTGACGGTGTTAACCCGGGCCATGGTTTCGGTTGCTGTCATCTCCTTATCGCCTCGAGTCGCGTCCTGCGTGAAGCTCGAGGAAAAGCGCTGCATGGCCGACTGATTGCGGCTAAACGCCAACTCCATTAGGGCGGCATCCGGCTTGTAACGCTCATCGTTCTTGACCATCGCTACGCCTGCCGGGATTACGCCCATATGGCTAAAGAGCGCCTTTTTAATGCGCGTCATATCGGAATTGCCGGCGACGCGGAAGAACCAGAGTAGCTGCTCGAAAACCGCTTCATTGAATTTGCAGTGCAATCGGTTTTCGAGGTCGCACACGCCCCAAAGCATCCACCCCAGGGAACGCACGGAATGGTACTTGAACGGAGCAACCGCGGAGCAGTCTCCGAAATTGAAGTGCACGATCTCATTTAGCGAATTGGCGTAGCGACGGCTGCCGGAGGTATAGAGAAAGTTGTCATTCTTGGGCTCCTTTGGCGGAGGGGCTCCGGCTGGATACTGGCTGAAGTTTTCCTGAGTTACACCCCAGTCAAGAATCACCCTGCGGTACCAGCCGTCCGTATCCTTTTCGCCGCGAAAATAAAAGTCCCAGCAATCGATCGTAGGAACGGCATCAGAGCCCCAAAAACCGAGATCCTGCTTGGCGAGATCCTCGATGCGCTCCGGCATGTACTGGTAAGCCGTCGCGTTTGGCTGTTTCTGAGTCATCTGGCGGACGTAGTTCCACTGACTCATGACCGTATCCATCTGCCAGCCGGGATCCTTTTTGGGACCGTGCGTGAGGGAGTAGAGCTGAGCGGGGGTGTATTCTCGGAAAAGCGCAAAGCGATCAATGTTCGCGCCTGATACAAGCGTCTCGCTCGGGACTAAAATGCTCGATATCGGAAGGACATCAGGAACCATCCCGCGGCGCGTGTCCCAGCTTGTGGGCCCGATTCCATGAAGCATCACACCTGCGCCAGTCTGCCTGCGCTGCTCTTTGTAGGGCATACTTCTACGAAGCACGCGATTGAGATTCTTGGTGATGGTGTGCCCATACTCCCGGCGCATGTGCTTTGCGCCGCGGTGAACTGCGATATTGAAGAAATTTCCAGATTTGAGCATGGCCGCATTCCATTGCCGGCGAGCGTTGCCCAGGAGGTTAGGGCCCTCGAGGTTATTGCGGTTGATCTCGATCTGGTTTTCTTCCGCCAAGGCTTCATCGAAGGGCGGATCGCCGTTGTAAAGGCGATCTAGAATGGTGCGATTTTCTCCGCGAGGCAGATCGGCTAAGCGCCAATCCCAAACTTGCTGATTTACGAGGGAGGCGTTATCCCAACGATCCGTTACTTCTTTCGCGGTGCTCATTCACCGTGGGCAATAAACCCTTGCAGTGAGCACTGCAAGCATTAACCGGCAGCAACTGGCGCATCGTAAGGCTTGAAAGACGTCTCAGCGCGATAGATTTTCGCCTCCGGAATGGGGACAATGAACGACCCACCGCCTTCCATCCATTTCCGGTTCTTGTCCATAATTTCGATCTCGTAGTTCCAACTGAAAAGCACTGCATACTCCGGATCGTCGACGTAAAACCCGCCCTGGTTAACGATCGGGATATCCGTGCCTGGAATGTACCGATACCACTTTGAAGGAGTGCAATCGTAGACGCAGGACAGATCAGCGCGAGTTAGCCCCATCGCGTTGATCCATACCGTGCTTTTGGCGGAGGCGCCGAAACCCACAACCCTTTTACCATCCCTCCGAAGCTGCTTGATCAAGCCTTTGAGTTTCTCGATCGCGTCCGTGCTCTTCATGGCAAACTCCTGCCAGCTTTCATACGTCGCGTTCTCCGCGTCGAGGTACTCGAGGACCGTTTGACTGGCCTTTACCTCAGGGCTACGGCGCTGAATCATGAGCAGAATCGCGCCGCCGTGAATCATGTAATGCTTGAGATCTTTGAGACAGAACGGGCCGCCGTTGAGCAGGGCTTTGATCGCACGGATGGAGAGATAGCTGCAATGCTCATGGTAAATCTGGTCAAAGCTGATCGCCTTGAGTTGATCCATCACGTAAGGCACCTCGATACAAATCAGAGTCTCGGGCCCAGCCAAGAGTTGCAGGTTAGCCATGAAGGCTTGCCAGTCCGGTACGTGGCAAAAGACGTGACGGGCAAAGATCATCCCCACTTTGGGCATGGCTTGGCTAGCCATCGCGGCTGAGGCGGGGTTGAAGAAATCGCGGATCGTCCGGATGCCCTGCTTTTCGGCCGCCGTCGCCAGATTGGCAGCCGGCTCGATACCGATCACAGCTTCTGCGCCGTGCTGCCGGCAGTAATTGAGGAAATCCCCATCGTTGCTGCCAACCTCGATGACAGTTTTCGAAGTGGCCAGCGAGCTACAATCCTTCCAGAGAAGCTCAAAATGTTGCCGCATGGTGTCACTCTTGCTGGTTACGTAGGGATAATCTTTGGCGTAAAGGATCCCAGGGTCAACAACTACGCTCAACTGCGCCAAACCGCATTGAGGGCAGAGGAGAATCTCGAGCGGCGCAAAACCGGCTCGCTCCTCGCCGTCTGCGCAGAAATCGTTAGCGAGCGGCTGAACCCCCAGGCTGAACGCAGGGAGCAGGCGATCGGAGTTGGCTCCCGCTTTTGTTCCGCCGGGGAGAATGGGAGGGCCAAAGTTGCAGGCACGGCAGCGGTTGTGAATGGTGTACACGGTTAGCCTTTCTTTCGGATTATTGCCAATTCGCGGGCAATGTAAATCGAATCGAGATCTTCAAGCCCGCCAATCATGAGCGGAGCGAGGTAAGCCGCCATAAATTCCCAGTGTGTGGGGAGGCCCGGGGTGGTAAAGCCACAGCCTAAATCCTCGATCACGTAAAATCCCCCTGGCTTAATGAGCGGCCACAAGCCAGCAAAGGACATTTGCACCCCCTTAGGTTCATGGGAGCCATCGTCGATGGCGATATCGACAGCTCGCCCAACGTCCGCCGCAAAGCACGCCCAAAAAGTTGGATCGGTTTGATCCGCGGCCATGAAAGCGTATCGATCGTAACCGTCCGACTCCGCGTCGCAGGTATTCCACTTTTTTGGAGTGTTCCACCTGTTTGTATCGTGCACGTTGTCTATTCCAAGGACCCAGGCGAAAGCGAAGTAATCGAGCCAAGTGCGGATCGACTCTCCGCCGCCGACTCCAATCTCAACAAGTTTGATCGGCTTGTCCTTGAGAGTCGCAAAGAACCGCTCCATGTGCCTCAGGTAATCATGAGGCTTGGCGTAGGTCCTTGTAAAAACGCTGGCTTTGTCTGTGCCGTTCTCGATCCCAGTCTCATCAAGGGTTTTCAAGGCTGAACCGCCCTTTCGTCTAGCCATCCCTGATTTAAGCGATGTAGCAGGGTGGTGTACGGGATGCCCGATTTATTCGCCCATTGCTTTGCGGCCATTGTTACGCCGTCCCCTCCGCCTGGGTATGGACGGGTTCCGTGTAGCGCAATCACTGTCAGTTTTCCGAATACTTCTCCGGTCAAGTCTTTCATGGCGATTCCCATTTGTCTCGATCAACGAGATTGTAGTAAAGGTTATTCCGGTATTTTAGGCACTGCTTGCAAATCGAATGTCCGTGCCTTTTCTCGATCATTTGGTCTGGAGTCAGATCCAAATAGTTTCCGAGCGTAATCCTCCGATCCGCTGTGCATGCGCACATCTGCACTAATCCGTCATGCCTAATAAAAGTGAAAAGCATTCCTGCGCCAACAGGGCAAGCCTCTCGAACTGGATAATGCTGGTACATCTCCCGCGCCTGAGTTGGCTGGATTTTAAGACGCTTCATGCTGTCGATATAAGTCTGAGACACCGGAGGTAGAAGCTGGTTCCAATCTGGTTGCCCTTCTTGTATCTCGAATGGCGTGGCATCGGGGTCCAAGTGGCGCTCGTACTGAATCGTGCTTTCCATTGAAATGGCCCGAGCGAGCGACGTGAAGAAGCCAAGCCCCAAGTTAGTGGCGTACTCCTTCATCGGCTCAATCTCGTGAGTGTTATCCATGTAAACATGGAAATTGACTCTGATATCGATCCGTTTTTCGGCGGGGCGCTGGTTGTTGGCTTCCGCCAGAATCCGCATGTTGGCCTTAACCTTTTCGATGTTACCGCCAACGTGCCCTTTCTCGTAAACTTCCTGAGTCCAGCCCGAGAGGCTGATGATTATCAGGTCCGGCCCAGCTTCCAACGTCTCAGGTACACGCTGAATATAGTTAAGGTTACTGGATAACTGAGGAGACAGCCCGCGGCGCTTTACTGAGGCGATGCACTCGGGCAAACGGGGATGAATGAAACCCTCAGAATTGCCGTAAAGGAAGATCAATGCCTTAGGGTTTTCGGATTGGATTTTGTCTAGGATTCGCTCCATCAGAGACTCATCCATGATGCCGGTTTGGTGGTCATACTTCAAACCGTCGACGGCAGCCTGATTGCCCTTGGTGCACGTCGGGCAACGGAGATTGCAGACTGAATTGATCTCTAAAAAGAAACGCCAGCCTTTTAGTTTGGTAACTTCCTCCGTGATGGCGCCACCGCCCTCGTAGAAAGGGCGCGCCGCGTCCGCGTATTCCGCCTCAAGCTCCGGACTCATTACGGACAGCCGCCCCCGCCAGTGGGGCGCCACTCCTTCACCATGGGCAACCTTGGACCGTTGCCCCAGTACACCTCTGCCTCATATCGGCTCTCGAGTGCGGCAATACCGGAGACTTTGATCCGTTCACGCATGAATATGGACGGCAGAGTGCGAACAAAGTTTGAAGTAGTCCACAGAAAATTACCGGCAGGGATATGCTGTGACCCGTCTGCCATGTTCCTCATGAAGTGTGAGCAAACCATTTCGGCGCCGGCTGACAGGTCGGCTACGCAGGCGCGCCAGTTGTCGACAAGATCAGCCATCATGGCATGGCGCCAGGGACCAGAGACGTTCTGGCCGTAGGGACTCCCGTGCTCATGGCTCGCGCCTTTACTGTGCAGGTAAAGGATCGCCCAGCCGGGATGAGTCTTAGCCCAATTCTCGAGCAGAACGATCGTTGGATTCTCCGCACGCGATTGCAGGCCGTGAAAAACCAACTTGGCTTTGGGTGGCAAGAGCACTCGAGCAATGTCCTCGCTCTCCTCGCCGCCGTTGACGCCTACGATCATTTCGCCGGCCGCACAAATGAGTCCCGCTTTTTCCATCTGCGTAATCTGCTCGCTCACGATATCGACAGCCATCGGCCTCAGGTCCGGAGGGCTGCCCAGGTAGAAAAGGGTATGGTAAAAAATTGCAATTTTCATGGATAAGGGTAGTAAGGGGGAGAAGTTAAACGATCCCCAACTAATAATCCGTTTTGGTGGCCTTGGTGAAACGATTCCGGTACCGAGTCCCAATTTGGCCATTCCGCCTCAGCATCCCAGGTGACCATGAATGCGGGGTACCCTTGGGCCTTCGCCCACTCTGTAAGGCAGTTGGCACCGTGCTCAGCCGGATATCGATGCTCAGGCCGCGATACTTTGAACGGATACATGTTCATGATCATCGGCGCCATCCAAAAGCCTGTGGTCCGGATATGCGGGAACACATTTACCCGGGCATCGCCGCAGTTGGCGGTACTGCCGTAGATCGCGGCATTGCCGTGCTTCACGAAAGCCTCAGCCATCCGCGAGAGCCATTGCGGACGGCGTAGATACGCGCTGCTCCCAAGGAAGAGCATCATCTCGCAAGGGATAGAGCGAGCGGCCGCTTGAAAGCCTCCCATGTCATAGCCTGAGTTGTCGTGCTCAAACCATTCTACCGGATGGTTGCAGGACTCCGCCAAGGCACGCATTTCGAGCGTTGGCTTGCCGCCATTGGAGACAAAAATAAGCTGATGCTCCATCCCTGGCGGATTCTCGTTGTACGTGGCGATGAATCGGCACGCGTTATCAAAAAACGCGCCTTCGAAAACAGGGAATATGTAAACAACTGCGATTCTCATAAGCGGTAAGGACCATCGGCCCAGGCTGCCCACTGGCGTTTAATTTTTGGCGCGGACGCTCGATAGCGATCGGTATGCGAACAGAAGCTCAGGCAGTTAGTCTGATCCCCGCGCCAAAGGATATCCATCGGGAGACGCCAATGGACCGGATCCCAGCACCCGTTCCACGTCACCAGCTTGACCGGCTTGCCGTGCTGGTGTAGCCGCCGCCAAAGCGAGTCTGAGCCGTGCTCGAAATTGTAGCGCTGGCCGCGGTTCATTGGACGTGGGTAGCTCAGGAGTGAAGCTGCATCGCAGGCGAAAGCCGTGGTGTTTAAGTGCGTTCGGACAAGGTTGCTCGAGAAAGAGCCATACATGCCGTTTCCGTATTTCTCCCAAGCATCAGCCATCCTGGCAAGCCATCCCTCGCGATGAAAATAAACCGTCTCTCCGCAGCAAAAGAGAAACTTCCCCTGAAACTGGCTCGCCGCGTCCATATACCCGCCGATATCCCAGGAGGGATCGTTAGCCCTCAATAGAAAGGTGGCGTTGAGCGGGAGAAAGAGCATCTGAGTCTCGATCGGGAGCGCGCCGCCGTTGCAGACGACAATTACGCGGTTAGTCGCGCCGGGAGGATTGGCAAGGTAACTACCAACGAAGCGAGCGCAGTATTCATGGGTCAAGGGCCCGCCCGAAACCGCGATATAAACAACATGGATCACGGAGCGGCCAGGATCCAGCATTGGGGATGGAGCTCAGCGCGTTGCTCCGGCTTGGTCCGTTTTTGGATCAAGCTCATTGGCGTATGAACTTTGAGTTTGAGGGGGCAGAGGCACGCTTGGCAGACAGCGAGATCTGCGTCCTTCGAGGTTTTCAGATTCAGATCATGCAAGCGTTTGAGTTTGTCCAAAATCCGGTTTGATGCCGGCACGGTGAAAATCTCAGTGAGGCTTTTGCCTTTCTCATTTTTTGGGCAGGTAGCGCAGATTACTGCCCTGGCTTCAGAGACGGCCGCAGGCTCCGGAGGCAATCCGCTCTCTTCCCATTCCATGAGGAGCGCAGCTCCGGCCGCAATCTTCTTCACGGCGGAGATCGCGTCCCTTACCGGTACCGAAAGGAGCGGCGAGCTTTCCGGAGGAGGAACATCATGGCGCGCCGCTGGCAGGATTGCCGGGATACCCAGGCGCGCACGGTTATACGCCTCGAGCTCGTTGCCCACGATAACCGGATCGATTGAGAGCTTGTGCTGGATCAACATCGCGGGGTTTAGACGGCGATGCTTAATGATCTCGTTTACTTGCTGATCGAACGTGTTGCCTTTGGGATTGGGCGCACTCCATTTGCTTTGGCTGTGGTAGTATTGCCAACCTCCGTTGGGGAAGGCGGTTCGAGAAAAGTTGCTCATAAATTCTTAATGACCGCAGCAGGAGGTTGCGAGAGGGACGACAGCTTGACCGGCTGAAGGCGCTGAAATCGTAGGTTGCAATCCCAGGCGCTGGCGATTGAAAGCCTCGAGCTCATCGCCGACCGTAATGGGATCCAGAGACAGACCGTGCTGAGCGACGATCGCGGGATTCTTCACCCGATGCTTGATGATATTAACAACTTGCTGGCTGAAAGTGTTGGCGATCGGATTGGGAGCACTCCACATCGTTTGAGGCTGAAAGTATTGCCAGCCGCCAGAGGGGAAAACTGTGCGTGAAAAAGATTCGTTCATACGTGACGATGGGTTTTGAGAATTGCGACCCTGCATTGCTTGGGCTGTTTGGCACGCTCCTCCGCTACCCTCATCGCCTGAGAGGAATTGCCCGCCGTAACCTCATCGATCACTTTGCCGACGCCGTTCAAAATCACGTAAAGCTTTGCCGGGAGGACTGAGTTGGGGAGCGGGAGCGGTTTCATGTGCGCGACTTGAGTTCGTTCTTTTGCATAAATTTCCGGTGTTTGGCAAGCTCGCGATCGAGCCAATCCTCATCGTCCTCCTCTGGCACAGCGATATCTTTCAGAATCGCGATGAGGAACCCCTGGCGTCTCGCTCCTTCAACGGCCGTCACCAGGGAGTCTGCAAGATCCGGGCTCTCGGTAAGGCGCTCCTTCATTTCCTTTTTAGTCTCAACCTCGATCCGGCTCTTGGTCACAAAGCGCCAGATCCTCCGCCGCAACTCCGTCGCGCACTCTTTAGGGAGGTTGCGAAGCTGTTTGCCGATCATCAGGTAATAAATCGTAAACCAGAGCTCCGTAACAAATTTGGAGTAATGCTCATCGCAGCGCTTGAGCCGCTTCTCGCCGGTTTCGGCATCAATCAAAAACTCATCCTGCGACACTGGCCGCTTAGTCGCCGGCCCGCCGAAATCGACGACATTAACCTCCGCTGACCACACTTGGGCGAAAGTAACAGCCAAGGTCGATCGGCCGTCAAAATAGAAGTTAGCGGGGGGG